TCAATGAATGCTTCCTTATATTTTTTATTAATCAAATATTCAATTTGATCTTGAGTTTCTATTAGCCAAAACATTTATAACCTATTTTACACTAAGGTAAAATAATTATTTCATGTCTCCAAACTTATGTGAACTTAAATCATTAAGATTATCTCTTGATAATGAACTTATATTTTTATCTGCTCCTTGATAAAATTTAATATAGTTTTCTTTTAAGAATCTAGATAAACCTTGAAAACCATTATTTTCTTCTATTTTAACTATATTTCTATTAGTTTTATATACTTTTTCTACATTTCCAGATATTTGCCAAGGTATATCTACTACATTATATAATTGCCATAAATACTCACCATTGTGTTCTGCTAAGTTTTCAAAAGTTGATTGATTTATTTCAATAAATTTAAAATCGTTTACCTGTTTGGCAAAATATCTTGTAAAATATCCTACTTGATATTCTTGACTTGTGGGTTGAGGATAATAAGGAACAGGAACTCTTTGAGGAACAAATTGTTCTTTTAAATTTAAAGTATAATTTCCTACTTCTTGAGAATCATTAATATTAGTATTAATTTCAGTAATTACTACATCAGGAGTAGTTTGAATAGAATCCTTAAGATTTATTAACAATTCAGGATACCTTAAAGATTGAGCATCTTTACCCTCATATTTTTCTCCGGTTGATAATTTATAATAAGGACCAACGTAAGGAGAAAAATCAGATGACCTAACCAATTCTCCATTTGAGAATAAATCTGTTTGAATTTTAGATTTTGGATAGTAAGGCATATTTTTAATTATTATACAGTTCTATTAGAACTAACTGATAATGTTTCTATTTTGGTTGTCCAATCGTTATTACTTATAGTATGAGAAATACCCTTAATTAAAAAGTCAATAACTCCTTTTTGAGTACCTGCTGCTCTATAACTATAAGGAAGAACATCTTCTGTTACTGAAAATCTTTCATAATTTCTCATTCCTGAAAGACCTTTCATAGTAAGAGAAAGATTAAATGGAATAAAAAATGGAGCTGGCATTTCTTTTTTTAAAGCAGCATTACCTGTTAAATATAAAGCTACATCTCTATTAGCTGAACGAGTACTTTCTATAGTATCAACTGCGAATTTTTTATTCACATAAAGATCGGTAATATTTTTTCCTACGGTTTGTATATTTTCTTGAAATATTTTATCAGGATCTAATTTTCCACTTTGAGAACCTTCAATACTATTTTTATCTAATTTTACAGTAATTAATCTATCTACAAATCCTTTATTTAGGGCTGATAAACCGGTAGCGTTTTCTCCTACAATATTACCGGATGATTGGGCTGATATTGTTGCCATGGAAGCCATATTTGGGGGAAGTTGAACTTGGAAATCAACATTAGTTATGAAGCTTCCCTTAGGTAATGCTTCTGTCCCTCCAATTCCATATATTTGGAAAATAGCCATTTTATTATTTTTGGCTTCTGCTTCTAAGAGTAATTTTTCAATATTTTCTAAACTACTTCCTTCTAATATTTTTAATTGATTAGATTCAGGGTCAAATATTGGTTCTAATTTATTTACATTACCTAAAGCATCATTTATACCATTCATTACTGATGTTAAAAATTTGAGTAAATTAGTTTTACCATTTACATCAGTATTTTGATCTAAACATCCAGCTGTAAAGTCAATATTGACAAACATATTCATCAATCTTCCAGTATAGGCATTATCATTTACTAAGTATCCTTTTAATTCTGGGAGAACATCCCAAGAAGTATTTTTATCAGAATATTTACTAGGAATTACACACACTCTAGGATCTGATGAGAATTGAGAAGGGAATCTTAAACAAAAATTTGTTTCAACATTTGTATCAATTGTGAATATTGGATTTCCTGGAGGGGGGAAATCTGTTGTTGGAACATCTGCTTTTTTAGTATCATCATAATAAAGGATGTTTCCTTGAATCCAATCTAATAAATATCCTAATCGTACATAATAAAAATCTAAACTTAATGTTTTTGTTCCGGTTGTTGCTGAATTAGCTGAGTTGGCTATAAAATTTAATTTTAATAAATTATTAGGGTTTTTACCAGCTATTGCATCTTGTCTCCAATTATATAATTGAAGATTTAAAGCTGTTTTGTTTTTAGTTTCAACGGAAGTATTAGGAGATAATTGATTTATTTCTTGAGCTTTTGCTACATTTTGAGCAGCAGCGGTATAAGCTTTTTGAGCATTTACAGCATCTTGAATAGCTTTATCAGCAGCATTTTCTGCATCTTCTTTTGCTTTTTCTGCTCCTTTAACTTTACTTTGTTGTGTGTATAAATTTCCTAATAATGTCGATATATTATTATAATTATTTTTAATAGCTAACGACTTTAAAGTAGAAATTCTTTTTAATATTGCAGAAGCACCAGAAGCTGAATCTGAAAATGTGGAAATATCTTTAGTGTAAATTCCTGATTTTTTAACTAAGTTTTCTGTTTTTACTAAAAGATCATACTGTTTATCATATTCTTTTCGAGCAGCATCAATACTTGTCTTATAAGCATCGTTAGCATCTGTTTTAGCTTGATTAGCATTTGATTCCTGAGTAGATGCAGCTTGTTTACCTTTTTCAATTGCTTCTTGTTTCTTTTTAAGATCTTCAGTAGTATTTTTTTCAATTACTGGTTGTGCGTTTGGATCTTTTAAAACGGAAGTATTGATTTTAAGAGTTTCAATTACATCTCCTAAACCTACTAAATTTAATGTAATATCATAAGATCCATCTTCATTAAAAGTCCAAGAAAAATTTGTTACTTTACCCAACATACCATCATAATTGTAACAATCTTTTTTTCTTTGAGATTGAATTGCTTTAATTATATCTTGTTGAGATGTACCTTCTTTAAAAAATAAACCAAAAGGTTCAGTTACAAATTCTTTTCTTTCTACTAAAGGATTATTAGTAGGATCATAAGGAAGTTGTGCTTTTTTAGAATCTAACCAAAGATTATGACCCCATTCTAAAAGCATTGTGTAACCTATTCTAAAATATAAAGCATCAAATATTTGAAGTTGTTCAACTGAATAAACTTTGATTTTAACTGTTGCTTTAGATAATGCTCCTCTATTATAAAATCCTACATCAGCTGCTTCAATTGAAGGCATAGGAACAAAACCTTTAGATGAAATTCCACCCCATCCATAAGCAGCAATAGTACTTACATAATCATAATTTGTAACACCATTATTATTTACAATACCAAACTTACGATTTGGTTGAAGAGAATTATCAATACCTACTACTCCACCGAATAAAACACAAGCTTTAGCTAATTCCATTCCTGTGAGATTTTCATCAATTCCTCTATCTTTAAGTTGATTCTGTCCTTGAGTTTTAAGTCTTTCTAATGCTTGAGCTTCAGGATCTGTAGGATTAGTTGGAGTTTTATCAGTTCCAACATTAACGGATGATGCTAAACGAATAAAAGCATTATTGTTATTTCCATAAATTAAATGAGCATCATGTTTATAACGTGCTCCCATAAAAATTTGTCTAGCAGTTATTTGATCTGTAACTGCTTCATCAAAAACCTGGCCAGTGATGTTTCCATTTTTTGGCATATTATATTCTATTAATTGTGTTGTAAAGTGTATTAACTAATGATATATTATACGGAATTCTTATTTCAGTTCCAACAGGAATGAATAAAGAATTTTGAGGAATTATATCAGGATTAGCAGATGCTATAACCCAATAAAGATCTGTATTTCCATAAAATTGTTGAGCTAATAAATCTAATCTATCTCCTTCAGTAGTAATAGCATATATATCATTTACATCCTTAGGAATTTCAGGATATCTAGTACTTCTTTGAATGGGAAAAAATTTATTTCCATCAGCTTCTGAAAATGGTATTAATGGGGTTGATGTGTATCTACTCATTATTATAGATTTGTTGAAGTTGGTGAAGTTGTATTTTTATATCCTCCTGCATTGTTATTTGGATCACCAGTTTTACCAAATGATATAAATGGAGCATTTACTTGAGTACCATCTATTGATATAGGTGAATTTACTGATGGAAGAACAAATGAGCTATTAACCGTTTCAGGAATGAAGTTATGAATTGGTGTAAATTTAATACTTTTAATATCAATTAATTTAGGCATAATATAACTACCAGATACTCTTTCACCTAAATCATTTCTAGCTATATCCCAACCTCCTTCATCAGGAAAGTCAAAGTTAATACCTCTAATTATACCTGGAAGATTGGTTATGTAATCACCAATAGTTATTTTAACTAAATTTCCTCTCATAAAACCACCATCTGTATAGTCAGGGGCCATTAGTGATGCTAGGTAATTTAATTTACTATATACTGCTGATTGTTCGTCTTTAGACAATACAGGAACCTGAAGGCTGAATCCTAAGTCTCTACTGAATCCATTATATGAATAAAACTTTTCTCCTCTACCCATGTATTGAATTTCTTTCCAATCAGCACCATAACTATCAGATAATCCTGTTATGTAAGCTCTGAAGTGGATGTAAGTATTATTTCCAGATCCATCATTATTAATTTTTTGGATATAAAAAGGAACAGTATCTGTTAAATAATCTTTTTCAGGACCTGTTTTACTTTCATATAGTGGACTTACAGTTATTTTATCAACTAATCCTTCACTTCTCGCCGCTCGGGCTGCTTTACGTTGAACATTTGTTCTATACGTTGGCATTTCACCATAAGTACCTTCACGTGTAAATGTTGGGTTTAAACCAAATGTAAAAGTATTTGGTACACTTATTCCTGTTGGTGCTAAGGCTGTATTTTCAACGTAAGAAGCAGGATTAATATATCTCCATCTTTTAAGATCACTCCCATATAAGCTAATATTTTGAGAGATCATTAAAGCTTGTTCTTTTGCTAAAAATTGAAGCCCTTGTTCACTTATTAAAAATTTACTAATCCTTTCAGTGTCTTGGATAGTTGCTCTAGTTAAAACACCTTGTCCTCTATATAAACTATCAATTAAAGTTTGAGGTGATTGAGCAGTATCTAAGGATGGAATTGGTGTTGTAATTAAAGGTTTTGATTTTGCTCCATTACCCATAACTCCATCATTATTAGGAGTTCCGGCATCCCAAGAAACTTCCCTAGGATTATAAGTATAACCCTTTCCTCGGTAAAATTTAAAAGATTCCGGTTCTGTAAGTAATGTAACTAAACCCATTAATTATTATTTAGGTAAATTAGCAGTATATTTTGTTGGTTCTGAGGTCAAATCTAATTTTGATGCTTCTTTATACTGTTTTTCCAATTTTGATTTTTGTTGATTTTCAATTTTTGGAGTCTGTCCAGATAAGCTTAATGTGCTTGTTTTTAATAAATCTAAAAGTGCCATAGTTTTTATTTATAAATATTTAAAAATTAAAAGTTATTGTTGTTTATATGAACCTAATACTAGCGCTTGGCCTACTTTCTGTCCATCTAGCATTACTACTCCTCCTTTTTCTATAACAGCAATTAATCTATCTATTTTAGCTTCTAATGCTTTAGTATTAACATTCATAGACTTATCACTATTAAGAGGAACAACTGCTTCAGGTCCTGCTTCACCAATAAGAGCATTTGTTGGTTTAGAAACTATACCTCCTTCTGCTAATTTTACTTTAGGGAATTTTACTTCTGGGATTGTATCACCTCCAAATCCTGGAACGTAATCCAACATAGCGTTAATTGCTTTAATTGGGAGGTTTAGTAAAAATTCAAATGATTTAATTACTAAATTAATAAGTCCTTCAGCAATTGATTTCAAACCTTGTGCTACTTTGCTAAAATCACCACTAAGGATACCACCAATTATTTGGGCTATTCCTGTGAATATTTGAAGGATTGGTTGTAATAAAGGTAAAATCATTTTTATTAAATTAACAATTGTCGGTAATAAAAATTCTGCTAATTTAATAAATATTCCTAATATTGGTTTTAAAATAGGAGCAATAAGATTAAGTATTTCTGTTACAAGAGGCATTAAAGCATTAATTATTTCCATTGCTATAGGAATCAATTGTTGAAATAGATCTAAAATTATTGGAAGTAATTCTTTAACAGCATCTAAAATTACATCCATGATAGGTTTTAATGCTTCAAAAATAGTTTGAATTATAGGCACTAAAGCCATAAACAAGTTTTTTATTGGAGGTAATAATTGTTTTACCAAATCCATAAAAATACCTGCAATTTCTTGTAATATAGGTTGCATTACTTTTAAAACATCAGTAATAATAGGAACTAAAGCTTTAAGTATATCTTGAATAACGGGAAGAAGGGTAGCAAATAAATCTTGTATTATTGGAAGGAAATCTTTAGCCATTTGGATAAAGATATCTAATATTGGTTTAACAGCATTTAGTATCTCAATAATAAAAGGAACTATCATTTGTAAAGCACTAGATAGATTTTGAGCTACCATTATTACAATTTCTCCAAACACATCTACAATAGGAGCAATAAGATCCATTAGATTTTCAATAACAGGAGCTAATGATTCAAATATTTGTTTAATAATAGGAAGTAATTTTTCCATTATTTCCTTTAATATAGGAGCTAATTTTTCAACAATAGGTTTAATTAACTCTATTACTAAAGGACCCATATCTTTGAATAATTCTACTATGGGATGTAATAATTCAAATATTTCAGCAAATTGGTTTGCTCTTGCTTCTTCAGCAGCAGCCATTGCTTCAGACATTTTAACAGCTGATTGCATTGCTGCAACTCCTTTATCTTGTTCACTAACCATATCAGTGTTAGCGGCTGCATTTTCTTTAGCTGATACCAACATGTCTGCTAATCCATCACGAGACATACCAATAGATTTAGCAAATGCTTCTTGCTGAACGCGGTTCATCTTTTGGTAATCTTCAATAGAACCAAATTGATTAGCAATTTCAGTCATTAAAGTTTTAGTATCATTATTTAAAGCTGCTTCTCTTGCTTTTTCAAGATTTAATTCTTTACCAGTAAGCAATTCTGCTTCCATTTCTGCAGCAAGTGAATCTTCAATATTTAATAAACTGTTAGCTACATCTTCTACTTTAGATAATTCTAAACCTAATTTTTTAGATTGAATAAAGGCATCAGTTAATCCTACAGCTGAGCCTGCAAAATTAAGTTTCATGGTGTTAGATACTTTAGTAACACCATCCATAACTTGTCTTAAACTAACGTTAACCTTTTGAGTTTTAATAGATGATTGGGCGGTTCTAGCCATTTCATCGGCTACTTTTCCAGCATCTTCTCCAGTTAATTTAGACATTTTTTGGATTCCTGCTATACTTTCAGCTGACATTCCAGCAAAAACATTTAATTTCATAAATGTTTGAAGTGTGCTTTTTGATAATTTTTCAGCACCATCTAATGACGAATATATAGCTCCGGCAGCTGCTGTAGCTTGACCACCAGTAATACCCATAGCACCTCCTATTGCTCTAACATCTCCTAATAAACCATTTGCTGTTTTTTGAGAAACACCTAATGTTCTAGCAAAATCAACGTTTTCATCACTTAATCTTATAGCAGCTTCATGTCCTTTTTCATAGGCTTTTGTAATAGCTCCTATAGCACCTAAAATAAGTCCCATAGGACCTAAAGCTGATTTTAAAGTAGCACCAAAAGATTTAGCCATTACTCCTAATTTACCAAAAGCACCAAGAGTTTTTTTCCCCCCATCTGTGGCTTCGTAAGCAAATTCTTTTGTTTTTTCTGATAATTTGGACATGGTTTTACCTAAAAAGGTATTTTCCATTCCTAATTTTTCCATTATTTTAGAACCAGCTTCTAAAGATCGCCCAAAGGTTCCTTGAGCTTTATTTATATTTTCTTGTCGTTTTAAATGATCATCAAGAAATTCTTTATTTGTTTCTAATAATTTAGAAGTTTCTCCAAGAATAGAATATTGTCTTTCTTCAAGAGTTAACTCCTCTTCCATTTGAGCCGTTAATTGTTTTTGTAAGAATAATTCTTGACCTAATTCAGCCACCATATCTTCGGCTCCAGCTACACCAGCAGCTTCAGCTTCTCTAGCTTTAGAAAGAGTTGCTTCAATATCTTTTAACTTAGATTCTTGAGCTTTATAATTAGCAATATTTTGTTTTCCCTGGTCTCCTATTGTTTTACTTAAGGAAATTTGTTGTCTTGCTAATTCGTTTTGTAATTTTTTATTTTTGGCAAGTTCTTTTTCAATGTCTTTAACATTAGAAAATTCAGAACTTAAATTTTGTTGAATTTTAACTGCTTGTTTAGATAAATCTAATGATATTTTATCTGAAGTACCTTTATCTTTGGCTATTTTATTAATATAAGCCATCTGGTCAGCTAACTGTCCAGCTAAATCTATACTTTCTGAAAGAATCTCATTGGATTCTCTCATGTTTTTATTTCTTTTATCTTCAGCAGAGGCCATTTAAAAAAATGTTATATGTTATAAATATTAAAGGGTACCAAAATTTATGATACCCTTTTAAATATTTGATTTATTTACTTTTTTTCGGTGGTACCCAATCTAAAGTTTCTTTTCCACCTGGTTTGTTTTTATTGATGGCTTTTTCTTGGGCTTCATTTTCTCTAGAAATAGAATCGGCAATAAATTTATATGTAGCAGTTCTTAACCATATAGGCATGTTATATACTGTTTCAAAATCATATCCTCCTCTTCCATTAAAAACTATCTCATGTATAGTTTTAAACACAAGTAATCTATACTCTGGCGTCAGGCCAAAAAAATTGAACCTGTAGAGGGATAGTGACCTCCTCATCACCGTTTGTACCCTCATACATAAATACCATTCTGATATCTGGATTGATTGATTTTAAATGTGATCTAAAAGCGGATGCGTCTTTAGCTAAAAGATAATTATCAATAAATTCTCTAATGTTTTTAGCATCAGTATCTCCATTTATTGAAAGAATTTGATGTTTTAATCTAGTAGAAAATTCAGGGGAAGCATTTTTATTAAGACGTTTCATACCCTTAACTTCAGCTTCAATAGCTTTTTCTGTTCTACCATCTAAAAGTTTAAAAGTTATTTTATTTTTAGAATGAGGTAATTCGAATTCAAATTCATTAATTCCTTTTTCTAAAACTAACGATTCATTAAAATCAACAGTTGGTAATTCAGATAGATCTACTGTTATTTCTTCATTATTATAGGTAAATGTATAATCTGCTCCATAACCTAATACACGAGCAGCAACCATTATTGCATTTTTATCACCTAATAATAGATCATCATAATCAAATTTAGTAACTAACAAAGATTGTAATAGTTTATCGATTACAACTCCTTGTTTAATATAATTTTGGTTAGTAAGAATATCTTCTTCTTTTGCGGTCATGTATTTCATTTCAACAACACCGCTTGCTAGAGGATGACCTTCGGGATAAAGTAAACCTTTTGAAGGCAATTCTACAGTTTCTGTAGGGAATTTAAATTTTTTTTCTTCCATAATTTTTATTTAAAATAACTTTATTGTCGTATATAAATATATGAGAAAAAAAGAAGCTCGCAAAAATTTGCGAGCTCTTTTGATTTTCTTTTTAATTAGAAGTTTAATACACAGTAATCAGGTTGAACTACCATTGTAAGGTTTACTGCTGTATCTGCTGTATCCCAGTTATATTCACCAAAGTTTGCACTTGTAATAAAACATCCTTTTAAAATCCATTCTGATACGATATCACCTACAGGGCCTAATACGTTAAATGTTAGATCTTTTTTATACATATCTGAGTATCCATCACGACCTGTTACTGATTCGTGGTGTAAACGTACCCATTCCATTACCGCCTGAGCACCTGATGGTGTAATAGGATCAAATAATGTAAATGTAATAGGATCCCATTTTGTCACACCTTTAACGTAACGTTGAACGTTAATGTGATTTAATTGAACCGTACCTGAATTTAATGTGATTGCACTAACTCCTTTGATTTCATAAGAAGGGATACCATCAATATACATGATAAATCGGTTCGCCTGTTTCGGTTCAAAGGCTGTGAAAAATATTTCGTTGGAATCTAATATTGCCATTTTGTTATTTATTTAATTCTATTATAAATATTTAATTTTTAAATTTTTTATCCAGGGAATGTAGCACCTGTTGGTAAGATGTTGAAATCTAGATAAATAAATTCTGCTGTTTTAGTTGGTTGGATATAAATCTGACCTACCATCTGATTTCTATCAACTACATCAGCTGGGTTATTACTATCATCCATAATTACTTTGAAAGCATATAAACCTTGTTTTTGTTGTACTGTTTCTAAGTACGGGTTTACAGCTGCTAAAAACGCATTTCTTGTAGCTATTGTATTTTGTTCGAATACTAAGTTTTGAGCTACTCCTGAAATATAGTTTTTAAGAGCAATTAATAAACGACGAACATTTACACGATCAAGAGCAGATGCTTTTTTCTGTAATGTTTTCTGACCATATACTACTACTCCATTTGCAGGGAATGTAGCTATTGGGTTTACAGCTCCTGTATAAAGGTTATCTCTTTGTGTTTGAGTTAATTTAGTTTCAGCTCTAACTACAAGATTTAAACCACCTCTATTAATACCAGCTGGTGCAAACCATGGTTCAGATACTGTATCGTTGTAAGCATATACACCTGGGATTACTGTAGATGCTGGGATCCATACTAATTGACCTGAATCTGGTTCTGTAATTTGAACCCAAGGCCAATAAGAAGCAGCATATGATGTATTTCTAGTTCCTGCTTGTTGAGTAACAGCGGCAACACTTGAACTATAAGCTACTAAATCAGCTACATAAATATTATCACCTCTATTTTGAGTATTGTTAATAATAGTAGTCATTACACCACCGTAATTAGTATCAGAGTTATATAAACCAGGAGTTACTAATACATTAAATTTGTAAGCATCAGCATTTGCTAAAGCAGCAATAGAAGCTGTATAATTATCTGCTACTAATCCTTGAGTATTTGTTGATGAAATTTTATCATAAAATAATGCTCCAGCTTTTACCGCACCCGTACCGGCTCCAAAAGATCCACTAGTATTAGCAGGCATATAATCAGCATATGCTGGGTTTGGATAACCACCGTTAGTAAAGTAATTAGGCATTAAGAAATCTTGGTCAATAGATGATACGTAAACATATCTTGATTGACGAGGATAATTACCATATGTTTGAACAGCAAATGTGTTAGGATCAAGAGCTTCATATTGATCACCTATTACTTTAGAAATAAAGTTTGGTTGAGTTGGGTCTAAAGATAAATTAGTCCAAGTTTCTAGAATAATTGGGTTATTAGTAGTATCATTACCTTGTCTAATCAATAAATCAAAAGTACCAGATGCGGTATTTGAACTTTGAATTTGCCATCTAAGGTTATAATTAGAACCTGATGCTAATGAACCACTAGCGTCTAATGAACTTGAACTGTTCATAATAGCACCTACAGAAACAGTAGTTAAAGTAAATGCACTACCACTAGCAATAGCACCGGCTGTACTTCCTGAAACAAATGAAGATGTAGCGCTTGTATAAGAACCACTGACTACTCTAGTTACTAATAAAGTTTCACCCCCGTTTGCGAAGAAATTATAAGCTGCAATAGATGTAAAGAATGAATATACATTACTAGCACTTAAAAAAGTTGAACCAAATTTGCTTGTATAATCACTATACGAAGTAACAATAGTTGGAACTTCTTTAGGTCCTATTACTGTAGGTCCAACAATAGCTGCACTATTTCTAATAGGTCCAGTAGATACAAATGAGTTATCATTTTCTCTTGCAAGTACACCTGGGGATATTAATGTTTCTGCCATTTTAAAATTAATTTTGTTTTGTTATAAATATGTAAAAATTTTTCAAAATCAGGTTTTTACAAATGTACCTGTATTTAGGTTTATTATTCCTTCTCCATATTTTTGTTGTAACAAAACACCTAATTTTTCTTGAATGGTGTTAATTTCTTGTAACTGGTTTAAAAGATTTAATTTTTTAGTTTGGTATTCTGTTTCTAGATGTCCGAAACTATTAATTAATAAATCTTTTTTACTTTTTAAATCTAATATAGTTGATAACTCTTCTGGGGATAAAATAATATTATCCATATTAATAAATATTAAGGACTTTATTAAGAGATTCAATCACTCTAAAAGGTTTGATTGTTTTTGTACATTCAAATTGTTTGTATGTATTTTTGTTTTCAGGACACCATTCCCAATCACCTGGGTTGAGCCAATGTTTATTAAAACATCCTGTACATACATTAGTATCATAATTAAAAATACGCTCACAATCAGTAAATTCACTATAAGGTAAACTAAATCCTGAAATTAAAATTACACGGGTACCAATAGACCATGCTAGCCAAGATAACCCACTACCAACACCTATAAAAGCATCAGCATATTTTATATCGGTCATTCTATCTTCAAGTGGATAATTTCCGGTTTTATCAATTACATTTTTTAAGGTTCCACCTAATTTAGAATCATGCCATTTATCTCCTAATTTTTCATGAGTAATCATTACTACTTTGTAACCTTGCTCATTTAAATAATCAATTACAGCTTGCCAACCACCCTTATGATTCCAATACTTAGCATGAGCAGAAGCATGAGGAGCAATAACTACATATTTACCATCAATTTGTTTAGTTTTAGTAGGTATTGTTATTTTAGGTTTAATTTCATTATATTTTAATCCTAAAACAGATGATGCTGTTTCACCAAGAGGATGTTGTTTAAAATCAATTGGAATTTTTGTTTTAACAACCTCTTTATTATCATAAAACCAACCTATATTATACATGGCATATAAATCATGTACTTCAGTTCCAGGACTAACAAATTCTAATTCAGGATATTCTTTTTCAAACCATTCATTATGGAATGTAGAACAAATTACGTGACATTGATGTTTTTTTCTAAATTCATCAATAAAAGGAAACCATGCTAATGTATCTCCAATAGCTGATGATTCTAAATGAATATAAACTCTTTTATTTTGAGCATTATAATCATGTTCAAATACTAATTCATTATTTTCTTTATCATATACTTCAATTCTCCATTCTATAAAATATTCAATACCGGGTTGGGTCCACATATTGTTTGTAATTTCGGTTTCGTAAATGATTTTATCATTTACTTTATCGATAAATCTAATAATATATTTTTTAGATTCAGAACCTAATATTTCTAAAAATGCCCCTTTTAAAAAATGGAAATTGAATTTATTTACATCTTTTTTATAAGGTAAATTTAATTGAATAATATTATTATACTCTTTAATTAAGACTTCTTTCATATATAACTTGTAATTCTTTTGAACGATTAAACCATGATAATTCTCTAGATGTATTGAAAACTCTTTGTCTATATGATTCCCAATTTAATACAATATCTTTTAAACCTTTATCCATTTCAAATATATCTCTAGGAGCTCTCCAAGCACCATGAAAATCTGTTTCTCTTTCCCAATCAGCAATAATAGGTAAACCAGCAGCTGCTGCTTCAACCATTGTTAAATTAGGATGTCCAGCTTCTAACATAGTTGGATGGACAAAAATATCATGTTCATGATATAATTCTAACAATTTAGTATTAGGAGTATCAAATACCAAATTTAATTTAGAATAATTTAACATCCATAAATGATCATTAAAAAATCTTTTATTATCTGAGGGGCCTGCTATGGTTATTTCAAGATTATTTAGCATTGCTAGTCCTAAACCATATGTAAATCCTTTTCTATCAAATGTAGCATTGCCTGCTAAACCATTATTTGCTACCATCAATAATTTTGGATTTATTGGTGTAGGTTTTTTGATTGGATAAAAATCATTTGTGTTTACACCATGAGAAAAATATACACATTTTGGATGTTCAAAATAATCAACTAAAAAACGAGCAGGCATTAAAGATATAACAGAACCTTCAATTGCTTTTAGATTTTCCTTATAAACATAAGAATCTTTACCATAATGATAAGCATGATGATCATGTAATTGATATATATAAGGAATCCCTCTTTCAGCTAATTGGATTGCTAAGTTAGCAACATGGCAATGTACAATATCATATTCTCCTGGTTGGATATGAGAGGTCATTTTAATATCTACTTCATGCCCTAATTCTCTTAAATTATTATAAAATTCCCATACTATTTTTTCAATAGCTCCCCATGCTGGAGGAGGAATAGGGATACCACAACCTGGATCTACTTGGCAAATTTTCATTCTTGAACGAATATTAATGGGTTATCAGTTTTACTATCTTTAATGGTTTGTTCTATAATACTAAAACCAGGAAGGTGTTTTGTGTATATTTTTTCGGCTGTTCCTATTTTTAATTGAGCAACATTACACATCCATAAATCAATAGCATCCCAAGGAAGTATTTCTAATAATTCTTTAATTTTTTTAGTTTTAAGATTATTAATCAAATATGATTGTGCTGGGATAAATGGGGTTACATTTGTATAAATGTCTTCAATTTTAGGGCCATTTAAATTTCTATCTTGCCATGGATTACCAAAACCAATTACATCCATATCTGTTTGGTAGGATAATCTATTAAATCTGATTAAGGATTCATATAATTCTTGATAACTGCTATCAATTATAACATCACCTTCAACAATTAATACAAAATCATATTCATTATTATCTTCAGCACATATAGCATTTTTATGTGCTAAATAACACCCATAATGCCCAGGGGCTAATTTATAATATCCAGGTTTATCTTGAACATCTTGAGGTCTAGCGCAAGTATCTACTGGGGGTAATTCTGTCCAAATTTTATTTATTCTTTGTTCGTATTTAATACCTGTTTTACTACAAAAATCTTTAATATTTTCTACTGAACGAATTTCTTTAGGATTAGTTTCGGGTTCAGTAACCAAATGCATTAATTTAATTTTTGTATTTGGGTTTTTTATTTCTAATTTACCATTAAATTCCAAGTTTGTTACCTGAATGGTAATTTTTTTAAGGATTTTATGATAATTGCTAATTTTATATTCGACTTCCATTCCTTCTTCATATGAAAGAACTTTATAATAATCTATTTTACTTTCTACATTTAGTTCATCAAAGAATACTTCATTTTTATCTTTATCACGTACTGTAATTTGAATAAGTCTTGATTCTTTACTATTAGAAATTCTAATATAAGGAGCAAATGTATTTGGAATATTAGTAGGTAAAACTGTAAAGTATTCTACTTGAGAAAAATCATGATGGTTAAAAGTTTCTAAACTTTTTTGTTCAAACAATTCAATATCTTCAAAATGAATTTTATCTGAACTTCTTTTAAATATATGATACCACATATTTTCAAGTCCATTACTTTCACTTCCTAATTGATAACGTAAATGTTCATATTCTTCAGCATTAAATATTTGATGAACATGATCAAAAAAGAAATCAGAATTAACAGCACAAAAATAAGTATGTAAAGCATCACCTTCCGAAGCTTTATATTTACCAAAATATGCTTTTTTGTTATCTAATATTTTTGAAATTTTATCTATGTGATGTACCGATTGTATTGTGTAATCAAAATTAAGGAAAAATAATTTTTTATATCCTAAATTTTTAGCTAACGCAGCTCCATTTACGTAATTAGAATGTACACTAGGTCCATGATAAACATCATTATCATTTCCTCTTAAATTAATATATACTTTATGGTCTAAATGGTCAGCCCAATAATTACAATAATAAGTATGTTTTGTTAAAATATTATTATTATCTACAACAACATAATCTGCTTTTGCTTCAATTTCAAAAGGAACAGGAATATGAGATGTAACTAATACTTTAGTTCCTCGAGCATGAATTGAATCTATTGTTTTTAATGTAGTTTCAATTACAGCATCACTTATTGGAAATGTCGATAAAATAAATATTTCTTCATTTGGATTTGATTCTTTAATACCTAATTTTTCAGCAATTTTATCACAATTAGTTTTAAAGTCATCAAACTTTAAATAATTAATAGTTTCAAATTTATCAAAATAATCTAAATAAACAGGAAGATTATATATTAAAGTAGGAATTTGATAAGAAATTGCTTCTCTAATAACTAAAGGCATTGTTTCTTTATCTTTATCATGTCCACGAGATGTAAATAAAAATAAATCCATTGCCTGATAAAAAGCATCTACATCTGAGCGTTCATTCCACCAGGTTAAATTTGATGGTTGATTTTGAGCTAAAGGTTCCCAGTACCATTTAAAATTATCGGCTCTGTTTCCTAAACTATGAAATTCTACATCTGGGAATGATTTGGCGTATTCAAAAAATTCTGCTTGGTTTTTTCTTGATGTATATAAACCAACGTGTAAAACATGTTTTTTATTAGGATCTAATCCCAATTTAAGTAATGCTTCTTTTCTATCAGGGCGATTAATATATTCAATTGGATATTCTACTAATACTTTAGGAATATTTAAATCTTTATATTGTTGAATTTGCCAATTTGATACAAACATAAATTTATCCGGGAAAAATCGTTTGTTATCTGTATCAAAAGATGAATCATGAGATGTTTCTACTAATGAATAATTTCGATTTTGCACGTATATTTGACGAGCAATTTCATCATCCATAAAGAATTCGGGAATTTCCTCTAAATGAATTATATCCGGTTGAATTTGTTGTATAATGTTAATTAATTCATGTTTATTATCACCTAAGGTAAAGAATTTATTAGAATCAATTAAATTTACTATTTTATTTCTTGTAACTACAAGAACACCTCCTGTACAATCTACCCATTCTACAAGATAAATTTCAAATTCATCTTTAAGTAATTCTATTTTTTTAGTTAAATATTGTGGGAGTCCGCCTGTTGATAAATGTGGGGCAATAAATAACAATTTTTGCATAACAGTCTATTTCCCATAAATATACGTAAAATTACTTAGAATACCAAGTTATATTATCCGTTAGTATAATATATTGTATCAGGATTAAATCTTATAGTATAATAAGATCCATTAATAGCAATTACTTGTCCTACTCCTTTTACTAATGAAGCTGATGTTGTAGGAGCAACACCTGTAACGTTACCTGTTGTTTCAGATACATAAACTGGATCTCCTGCTATTGATACGTTATTAACATATGTTGTACTATATATACCATCAATTAATACTGAAATTGCTGAAGATCCTGCTCCTGCTGTTTTTAGTACTATTCCTAATAAATAATCAGTAGTTGCTCCTGAATTAGCATCTGCTAATGCCCATGTTCCTGTACCGGCTTTATAATATACTAATTGACCTGCACTCATAGCTGAATCAGATAATTGACCTGAAATTATTGTTCCTTGAACAAATAAAGATGCTTGGTTTGGACTAGTAAGTATTGAAGTTGTTCCTGGGTAAAATTTAGCTGTTAATGCAAGACCTGGTCCACTAGTATCACCTGTTATAAGAGAGTCATAAACTGGATCCCAGTATACTAAATCACTAGAGAAACTTACTTCTCCATTTACGTCTAATAATCTACCAGGACTTGCAGTGTTAATACCTAATCTACTATTAGTAACATCAGCATATAAGAATGATACACTTTGTACTGTTGTTGTACTTGTAGTTCTTACTAAGTAGTTAGGTTGGTTAGTAAATACACCACCACTAATACCGGATGTACCGTTAATTGATTGACCACTTGTACCTGCTACACCACTTGTACCATTTGTTCCATTTATTCCTGAGGTACCACTAGCACCACTTGCACCACTATTACCGTTGTTACCATTTGAACCATTAGATCCATTAGTTCCTGATACTCCTGATAATCCTCCGGCTCCATTAGCACCATTATTACCATTAGATCCATTTGAACCATTGGTTCCTGAAATTCCTGAGTTTCCAGAGGCACCATTGTTTCCAGCATTACCTGAAGAACCATTTGAACCTGTAGTACCACTTACTCCTGATACTCCTGAGTTACCTGCGTTTCCATTGTTACCATTAGATCCTGAGGAACCATTTGTACCAGATACTCCTGACAATCCTGAGTTTCCGTTATTTCCTGCATTTCCATTAGATCCGTTTGAACCTGAAGTTCCTGATACTCCACTTACTCCTGAGTTACCTGAGTTACCATTGTTTCCTGAGTTACCTGAAGAACCGTTTGAACCTGTAGTTCCTGATACTCCACTTACTCCTGAGTTTCCTGCATTTCCATTGTTACCATTAGATCCTGAGGAACCATTTGTACCAGATACTGCACTTATACCATTTCCACCAACAATACCACTTGATCCTGCTGAACCTGATGAACCTGAGGTTCCACTTACAGCAGAAGCTCCTGAGTTACCAGCGTTTCCGTTGTTTCCATTAGAACCATTTGAACCATTAGTTCCTGATATTCCTGAGTTACCTGAGTTACCATTGTTTCCAGCATTTCCTGAAGTACCATTTGAACCTGAGGTACCATTAGTACCGCTTACTCCTGATACTCCTGAAGCTCCGTTGTTACCATTGTTTCCGTTTGAACCATTTGAACCATTGGTTCCTGAAATTCCTGAGTTACCAGAATTACCATTAGCTCCTGAGTTTCCTGAAGTACCGTTTGAACCTGAAGTTCCGTTAGTACCGCTTACACCGCTATTTCCTGAAGCTCCATTGTTTCCTGAGTTTCCTGAAGTACCGTTTGAACCTGAGGTACCATTAGTACCGCTTACTCCTGATACTCCTGAGTTTCCTGAGTTACCTGAATTTCCTGAAGTACCGTTTGAACCAGTTGTACCTGAAGTACCACTTACTCCTGAATTTCCAGAAGCACCAGCATTACCATTAGATCCATTTGAACCATTAGTTCCACTTAAACCTGATACACCACCGGCTCCATTAGCACCATTAGCACCATTAGATCCATTTGAACCATTAGTTCCACTTATTCCTGATACACCTGAGTTTCCGTTGTTTCCTGCGTTTCCGTTTGATCCATTAGATCCAGATGTTCCTGATACTCCACTTACTCCTGAGTTTCCTGAGTTACCAGCGTTACCTGAAGTACCATTTGAACCTGAAGTTCCGTTTGTTCCTGATACAGCACTTGCACCTGAATTTCCTGCAGCTCCTGAAGTACCATTAGATCCTGATGAACCTGAAGTAGCACTTATTGTACTAACTCCTGCTACAGCAGCACCTCCTGAAGTACCGTTAGATCCTGTTGAACCTGAAGTTCCTGAAACTCCTGAGTTACCTGAGTTACCATTAGCACCATTGTTTCCTGAAGTACCATTAGAACCAGTAGTACCATTAGTACCACTTACTCCTGATACACCTGAGTTTCCAGCGTTTCCTGAAGTACCATTAGATCCTGTTGAACCTGAAGTTCCACTTACAGCACTAACACCATTAGTACCTGCATTACCTGAAATACCATTTGAACCTGAAGATCCAGATGTTCCTGAGAGTGCACTTACACCTGAAGTACCAGCTACACCATTTATACCATTTGAACCATTAGATCCTGATGAACCTGAAGTAGCACTTATTGTACTAATACCGGCTGTTGCTGCTACACCTGATGAACCGTTAGTTCCAGTTGAACCTGAAGTTCCAGAAGTTGCGCTTAAACCTGAGTTTCCAGCATTTCCTGAGGTACCATTTGAACCTGTTGAACCACTAGTTCCACTTACAGCTGATGCTCCATTATTTCCAGCATTTCCATTTGAACCTGAAGATCCTGAAGTACCTGAAGTTGCACTTAATCCTGAGTTTCCTGCGTTTCCATTTGAACCATTTGAACCTGATGTACCACTTGTTCCACTTAATGCGCTAGCACCATTATTTCCAGCTACACCTGAAGAACCTGTAGTTCCTGATGAACCACTAGATCCACTTACAGCTGATGCTGTACTTTGACCTGAAGTTGCTGCTGCTCCTGAAGTACCTGATGAACCTGTTGATCCACTAGTACCAGATGTTGCACTTAATCCTGAGTTTCCTGCGTTTCCATTGTTACCATTAGATCCACTTGAACCTGTTGTACCGGAAGTAGCACTTAAACCACTGTTTCCTGCTATACCTGCAGCACCATTTGAACCATTTGAACCTGAAGTACCTGAAGTACCACTTATATTTGAAGTTCCACTGTTTCCAGCGTTACCATTTGTACCATTTGAACCTGATGAACCTGAGGTTCCACTTAATGCACTTGCTCCTGAATTCCCAGCATTACCTGATGAACCTGAAGTACCTGATGAACCTGAAGATCCTGAAGTTCTACTTAATCCAGAATTACTTGTATCACCTGAAGAACCATTAGTACCAGTTGAACCACTTGTACCTGAAGTACCACTTATATTTGAAGTACCATTAGCACCTGCATTACCATTTGAACCATTTGAACCTGATGTGCCACTTGTTCCACTTAATGCACTTGCCCCACTATTTCCAGCAGCACCTGACGAACCGTTAGTTCCTGATGAACCTGAAGTTCCACTTGTAGCACTTAATCCTGAATTTCCGGCTACACCTGCATTACCAGATGAGCCATTTGTACCAGTTGATCCTGAAGTTCCTGATGTTGCACTTAATCCTGAGTTTCCAGCTACTCCAGCATTTCCACTTGAACCGTTTGAACCTGAAGTACCTGAAGTACCGCTTATGTTTGAAGTTCCACTTGCACCTGCAGCTCCATTTGAACCTGATGAACCTGTAGAACCTGATGTTCCGCTTATGTTTGAGGTACCACTATTTCCAGCAGCACCTGAAGAACCATTTGTTCCCGTTGAACCTGAAGTTCCACTTGTAGCACTTAATCCTGAATTTCCAGCAGCACCTGCAGATCCGTTTGAACCTGAAGAACCACTAGTGCCTGAAAGTGCACTTGCTCCATTATTTCCAGCTACACCATTAGTTCCTGATGAACCAGTTGTACCTGAAGTACCACTTAAACCACTATTTCCAGCAGCACCTGATGAACCATTTGAACCTGAAGAACCACTAGTACCTGAAAGTGCACTTGCTCCATTATTTCCAGCATTACCTGAGGAACCATTAGAACCTGATGTTCCACTTGTTCCACTTATATTTGAAGTACCACTGTTTCCAGCAGCACCGTTTGAACCATTAGATCCTGTTGAACCTGAAGTTCCACTTGTAGAGCTTAAACCACTATTTCCAGCAGCACCTGTTGATCCTGAAGTTCCTGATGAACCTGAAGTACCTGATGTACTTGATAAAGCACTTAATCCATTAGAACCAGCATTTCCTGAGGTACCATTTGAACCTGAGGTTCCGCTTGTTCCACTTATATTTGAAGTTCCATTATTTCCGGCAGCACCTGATGAACCGTTTGAACCTGAAGATCCTGAAGTACCTGATAAGGCACTTAAACCTGAGTTTCCGACTACACCATTTGAACCGTTTGAACCTGAAGATCCAGTTGTACCTGAAGTAGCACTTAAACCACTATTTCCTGCTACACCAGCATTTCCTGAGGAACCGTTTGAACCAGATGTACCTGAAGTACCACTTATATTTGAAGTACCGCTGTTACCAGCAGCACCATTTGAACCGTTTGAACCTGAAGATCCTGAAGTACCTGATAAGGCACTTAAACCATTGTTACCAGCATTTCCAGATGAACCATTAGTTCCTGAAGAACCAGATGAACCTGATGCTTGGCTTAAACCATTTGTTCCTATATTTCCTGAAGTTCCTGCTGAACCACTTGAACCTGATGTTCCACTTAAATTACTTGAACCATTACTTCCTGCTACTCCTGTAGTTCCTGCTGATCCACTTGAACCTGAAGTCCCGGCTACTTGGCTAGTACCATTTGTACCAGCAGCTCCTGATGATCCGTTTGAACCTGAAGATCCGGATGAACCACTTAATCCGTTTACACCGTTAAATCCATTTAATCCTGATGAACCACTAGTACCTGAAGTAGCACTTAAACCACTTGAACCAGCAGCACCTGATGAACCATTTGTTCCTGTTGATCCTGAAGTTCCAGAAAGTGCACTTAAACCATTTGTTCCTGCTGCTCCACTAGAACCATTAGATCCAGTTGAACCTGAAGTGCCAGATAAAGCACTTACACCATTAGTACCAGCAGCACCACTTGAACCGTTTGAACCTGAAGTACCACTTGTAGCGCTTAAACCACTATTTCCAGCATTACCTGTTGATCCATTTGAACCTGAAGATCCAGATGTTCCTGAAAGTGCACTTACACCTGAAGTACCAGCAGCACCGCTTGAACCATTTGAACCTGTAGAACCTGAAGTACCTGAAAGAGCACTAGCTCCACTATTTCCGGCTGCACCATTTGAACCATTAGTTCCTGTTGAACCTGAAGTTCCTGAAGTAGCACTTAATCCTGAATTTCCAGCGTTACCTGCAGCACCATTACTACCGTTTGAACCTGAAGTACCTGATGTACCGCTTATGTTTGAAGTACCGCTGTTTCCAGCAGCACCATTTGAACCGTTTGAACCTGAGGTACCTGAAGTACCTGAAAGAGCACTAGCTCCACTATTTCCAGCATTACCTGAGGAACCATTTGAACCAGATGAACCTGAAGTTCCAGATAATGTACTTAAACCATTTGTTCCTGCTGCTCCACTAGAACCATTTGAACCTGTTGAACCTGAAGTTCCACTCAATGCGCTTAATCCTGAATTACCAGCTGCTCCTGAAGAACCATTTGAACCCGTAGAACCTGAAGTACCAGATAAAGCACTTACACCATTAGTACCAGCAGCACCACTTGAACCGTTTGAACCTGAAGTTCCACTTGTTCCACTTAAGGCACTTATACCATTTGTTCCTGCTGCTCCACTAGAACCATTTGAACCGGTTGAACCTGAAGTTCCACTTACAGCAGAAGCTCCTGAATTACCAGCATTACCACTTGAACCATTTGTTCCAGTTGAACCTGAAGTTCCACTTGTAGCACTTAATCCTGAATTACCAGCGGCACCATTTGAACCATTTGAACCTGAGGTTCCACTTGTTCCACTTAATGCGCTAGCACCATTATTTCCAGCGGCGCCTGAAGTACCATTTGAACCTGAAGAACCAGATGTTCCTGAGAGTGCACTAGCACCATTACTTCCAACAGCACCTGAAGTACCATTAGAACCTGTAGAACCACTAGTTCCACTTATATTTGAAGTACCGCTGTTACCTGCGTTTCCTGAGGAACCGTTTGAACCAGTTGTACCTGAAGTACCTGATAAGGCACTTATACCATTAGTACCAGCAACTCCTGAAGATCCATTTGAACCTGAAGTACCTGATGTACCTGAAAGATTACTTATTCCGTTAGTTCCAGCTATACCACTTGAACCATTTGAACCAGATGTACCTGAAGTACCACTTATATCTGAAGAGCCACTGTTTCCAGCAACACCATTTGTACCATTTGAACCTGAAGTACCAGATGTACCTGATAAAGCACTAACACCAGCATTACCATCAACACCTGAAGAGCCATTGGATCCACTTGAACCTGATGAACCTGAAGTTGAACTTAAACCAGCAGTACCTGCATTTCCTGAAGTACCATTAGATCCACTTGAACCTGAAGTTCCACTTAATGCACTTAAACCATTAGTACCTGCATTTCCAGATGAACCATTAGATCCTGAAGAACCACTTGTGCCTGATAATGCACTTAAACCGTTTGTCCCGGCTGCTCCACTAGAACCATTTGAACCTGTTGAACCTGATGTTCCACTCAATGCGCTAGCACCACTATTTCCAGCATTACCTGAGGAACCATTAGTTCCTGAAGAACCTGATGAACCAGAAGTTGCACCTAAACCAGAAGTTCCAGCATTACCTGAAGCTCCATTTGAACCAGATGAACCTGAAGTTCCGGAAGTAGCACTAATACCTGAAGTACCTGCGTTTCCTGATGTACCATTAGATCCAGTTGTACCGGAAGTACCTGAAGTTGCACTAGCACCGCTATTTCCTGCTACTCCTGAAGAACCATTAGTTCCTGTTGAACCTGAAGTACCGCTTATATTTGAAGTACCGCTACTTCCTGCAGCACCACTTGAACCATTTGAACCTGTTGAACCTGAAGTACCTGAAAGTGCACTAGCACCTGAATTACCATTATTACCACTTGAACCATTAGTTCCTGATGAACCTGAGGATCCAGATGTAGCACTAGCACCACTATTTCCAGCTGCTCCTGAGGAACCGTTTGAACCAGTTGTACCTGAAGTACCTGATAAAGCACTTAAACCACTACTTCCAATAGCTCCTGATGAACCATTAGTTCCTGATGAACCTGAAGTACCACTTAATGTACTTACACCATTTGTTCCGGCAGCTCCTGATGAACCTGCTGAACCTGTTGATCCTGAGGTACCAGATATTGCACTTGCTCCATTGTTCCCAGCATTTCCACTAGAACCATTAGAACCAGTTGAACCGGACGTACCTGATACTGCTGAAATACCTGAATTTCCAGCATTACCTGATGATCCATTAGTTCCAGTTGAACCACTTGTACCAGATGTTGCACTAAGTCCACTGTTTCCAGCATTTCCACTAGAACCATTAGTTCCAGTAGTACCTGAAGTACCACTTGTTTTTGAGTCTCCACTAGTACCTGCATTACCTGATGATCCATTAGTTCCAGTTGAACCTGATGTTCCTGAAGTAGAACTTAAACCACTGTTTCCAGCAACACCATTTGAACCATTAGTACCTGTTGTACCTGAAGTTCCGCTTGATGCACTTGCTCCTGAATTTCCATTATTACCTGAAGAACCAGCTGTACCTGAAGAACCAGCTGTACCTGAGGTACCTGCTACTCCGGCAGTACCATTAGTACCAGAAACACCACTTGTACCTGAGGTTGAATTTACATATCCAACAACTCCTGTTGTTGGGTTATAAGTTACAACATAAGGACCTGATTGAACAGGTAAAGTTTGTAAAATAATTGGTTGAGAAGATCCTGAAATTACTAAAGAACCAGTAATTACTGCGGATCCTGAAAAAGGGAAACCAACTCCTTGAACAAAGATAGTTACACCATCATTTGTTCCCATAGGAGCAAAACCGGAAACGGTTGCTGAACCGCTAATATTAATGTAAGGTACACTAGCACTTACTAATGTACCATTTTGATAAATATCAATTGTACCACCACCATTTGTGGGATCTATATTATATACGCCTACCGGAACCTGGTCTAGGAATCTTACTTGAGCCATTCTTTAGTGTTTATCTCGTATAAATATGATAAAGGATCATATTGCATTTACTTTTTTCTTAACTTCTAGAGCTTTTATTGTCTCTGGAGTTGTTATTGATCCATTGCCATTATCTTGGCCATTATACAAGGCATCTACTGAAGAGGCTTCAACTGAGAATATAATTTTTGTTGTATCTGAGAATTTTTTTAATGAATTTATATCTTTTTGTAAAATTTCGGGAACTATATAACCATTTAATTTTATATTAAATGTACTTCTAACCATACGTTCATCATTATTAACCAATTCAGTTTGGAAACCAAAAGAATCAATCATAGCTCTAAATTTAAAACGTTCAGGATCACCCCAATACGCATCTGAAGCATAATTTATTGCTTCAACTATTTTATTTAATTGTTCTACATAATAAGTAAAAGCAATACATGTATAATTTATAGTAACATAATCAGGAATTACTGTAGCGTAAAATTGTTTTTCAGGAATTCTATTAGTTAATACTTTAAAGTTATCATATGAATTTCGAGCATCATATTTTTTCTGAGAGACACTATAATTATGAGGATTATTAGCATCTAATTTATTACTAATAGATCTAACTTTATCCATTGATTCACGTTTAAACATAATCAAAGGAGCCATAATTTTTCCATTTTGATCTCTATAATAACCATCCTTTTGAAATGATTTCCATTTTTCAGGAGAACCATATATTACAGGTACAGGTAATCTTTCTCCGTTTTGATAAACAGAAGGTTGAATTACATTTTCAAAGTAATAAAATACGGCTTCATCAATATCTTTAATACCAACGCTAAATGGTTTTGTATTATCATCGCGAAATGATGTCTGTAATGCACGGTTAACACCAGGGACATTAGGATCGGCGTAATTTGGATTTCCCGCTGGTACATACGTTGATTTATGCTGTTCGACGCTAATCTCACGTTGCGTCTTGGGTGTTGGTTTATTTAATCTATTAGTTGCCATTACATTCTAGATAATATTATATTTACTCGATCTGATGGTACATAATGACAATCACATCTTACTTCTACATCCCATCCAAATTTTTCTAAACCTGGGTTTAAAGGGTTATTCCCAGCAGCATCGTAGTAAGGATATTCAGGATCTTTACCAACGGTAAATTGGGTAGCATTTGTGTTATCTACTTCCCAATATCCATTTTGATAATTAATAATATCACCTACTTCTGGATGGATTTCAGCACCATATTGTAATAATGGGTTTTGAAAAGTACCAAATGATCCTTGATTTATAGGATTTAATTTACTTAATAAATCATCACGTAAAAATCTAAAAGTCATAGTCCATGTAAAATCAACACCTAAATCACTTGTTGGAGATTCTTGAGGGCCAACTTCTATTAAAGCAAATAACATTACGGGATCAGCAAAATTTCTACCTTCATAAGCTTCACCGTACATATTTGTTTTAGTTTCACCTATTTTATATTTGTAATAAATAACTTCTTGAGATATAATATTTCCCATCAACTCTCGGTTGACTCTTCGGAACATACTTATATCTCTACCTTCACCGTATAATGCCATATTATCCTATAAAAATTGTCATTGGTACATTATTAATTTCAGCAACACGAGCTATTGATTCTGCTGCTCTTCTTTCAAGCAATGCTTGACGAGAAGTTTGATCAAAATATTCTCTCAATCTGGTGATTAATGCTTCTTTTTCTGCTTCTGCTGAAGATACTAAAGAATCACCATTTAAAGTTACTTCTGCTCCTGGAATAGGAACTGTTGCATATTTATTTCTTACTAAACCTAATACTTCTTTAGCTTTAGCTAATGTATATTCAAATATCCAACTTCTACCTATTGAATTAATTTGAGAATATGTTGGATTTTGATAAGGTACATTAGATGTATTTGAAATTTTATTAGTTCCATTAGCAAAAGCAGCATCTACTCTATCTTGAATTTTGATAAAATCAAATACTAAATAATGTCCATACCCTAAACCACCACCATCATCAATTCCTAAATCAAAATCACCAGTTCCAGGAATTGGAAATACTGAAATGATGTTATTAACTATGTTAAATGTATAATTAGAAAGTGTTACTGTGTTATTCATTTCAATTGCTTGAATGTTTTGCATAGTAAAACTTGTTGGCATCATTAAGTAATTGGAATACCCATAACCTAGACCATAAACACCAGCTGCAGGAACACCTCCTAAACCATTACCAGCTCCTGTTCCTAACATAGGAGCATACATTTGACTAACTGCTGGAGGTGGTTGATAAAATACATTTTTAATTTCAATACCTCCAACAATACCATTAGCTTCTGCCCAAGCTGATAAATCATAGTCTTGAACACCTGGTTGAAGGACTAATTGACCTTTAAACCAAGTTACATTACCACCTGCTCCTGCTTCTTCACCATATTGTTGAGATAATCTAACAATACTAGAAAATGTAGGAGTAACAACGTCTGTGTTAACATCCACAGATGTTGGGGCGCCTTCTAAAGATAAGTAATTATCTCGAGTTTGAAAAGCATATAATTCATTACCATATATGGTAACAGCTTCTTCAAATCCTGCCCAAAAATTAATATCTTGTAATTCTACGTTTTCAATAGGATAACCTAAACGTAAAGCACAAAAATTAGCTACTTTATTAGCATCTGCTTGGAATTGAGAATCATTATCATAAAATCCAAAAGGTGTTGGTGGCGGCCAAGCCCCAGACACATAGTATGATTGTGATACTTGTGCAAATGAAGATGAACCAGGCCATATTGGAATGTTTGCCATATTTTTTTATTAGGTTGTTACAATATAATATTCTATACTAGCAGCACTACTTGAAGGTTGAACTTTTACTGATTTAATATCATCAAAAGATAAACCACTTGTACTTCCTGTCATTTTACTTGTAGATAACATATATGAACTACCAGTAGCAATCATGTAACTCATTGCTTCTGTTGAAGAAGATATAATTAATTTAATAGGAGTAACAGTTGAATTATTAGTTACCCTAACATATTGTACACTACTTGTTACAAAAGTACCGGCACCTGGAACTGAATCCATTGAAAATAATGTTGTAACTGAACCTGTAGGAACACTTAAAATTCTGTTATCTACGTAATTAACGTTATTAATTGTATTAGTAACAGAAGATCCTACATTATCTCCATTCAGTGTTAATATCTCAAATATTTGTGAGGTGAAAGTTGCCATGCT